TAAACATTAACAAAGCAATAATTAAAAAGAAGAAAGGGGTACCCATGGTGCGGTATGGGTAGCCCCTAACTTCAGGTGTATATAGAGGGGGTGTATCCCTAAGAATTAGGGTTCCTCTATAGCAATGTATTCTACCCCTTCAGGTAGTCTAGGATCTGGGTACTCTGATGTGAGTCTAATGATTTCTCTAACGGCATCATTACTAAACTGTTGGTACAGTGTTTCTGGCATCTCTATGTCTGTTTTAGACATACGGGCCAGAAATTCTTCACAGCAGTACCCTTTTTGATGGTCATAGTTTCTCCAATTGTCATAATCAGTGAAGGGGTTGTAGGGATTGTCAGTTGTAGACAGGAGAATTGCTTTAGTTTTTGTTTCCATACAATACTCCTTTCTCACTTGTACTTATTAACAGTAGATACAGATACCCCTAAGAGGTCTGCTACCTCATCTTGGGTATGTCCAGCTGCAATGAGGGACTTAATCCTTGCTTGACGGGCAGGAGTGATGCTAATTTCCTCAATAGGTGTAGCATATTTAGTTACCACATCCAAATCAGTGTTGTCAAGTATTTCTTTTAATACTGACTTCCTAATAGCACCAGCCTGTATTGCTTCCCATTCTCTTGGACTAATCTCTATTGTTTGTTTCTTAGCACCTACCATTAAACGTGCGCCAGAAATAGCTTGGTTAGCATATTTCTTTTTCTTTTCTTTGTCTTCTTTAATGGAAGGATCATCTTGCATCTTTTGCTTAAGAATCATGTTAGCTAATGCAGTAGCTTTTCTTTCTGCAGGTTTGTTTGAGTTTGCAGTATTAAGAGCTTCTTTTAGTCTATCAACTTCTGGCTTGTATTTCAAAGCCGCAGCTTCACTATAAGGTTGATCCTCAATTGCAAGACTAGCCTTTCTAGCCTTATTAGCTAAAGCTTTCAATTCATTAGCATAGTTAGCATAAGTTCTTTCAACTTCTGTACCAATATGATCAGGGCCAGAGATCAATTGTCTAGCATCTTTGGCTTCAGCCATCTTTGTTGAAGTGATAGTTCTTCTTTCTTGAACCCATACTTCTTTTCCATTTTCATCTAGAACAGGAACCTTCTCGCCTTTTACTGTCTTGGTAAGTCGTCTACTATAATATTCTTCTGTTTCTTTGTATCTCTTCTCACCAGTTTCAGGATCAATTGGTCCGCCTTCTGATTGTCTCCATGGTCTTCTGGTGTAAACTCTTTCAGGTGACTTAGCTCTTGAAATTATTGTTCCAGCACCGCCACCTTGTTGGTATTTTTCCTTCAATGCTGCAATACCGTTGTCAATATACGATTTACGAATATCAAGGTTATGCTTTTCAGCATCGATTACAACCATTGAATGCTTAACTGCTCTTGCTTGTTCACTAAGAGATGCGCCCTGTTGTTGCATATCTGTAATGAGATTTGTAATCTTTCCCATTTCAATCTGACATGTCTGATGCTTAGGCTTTGGACTTCCTTCAGGCCTTGAATAAACACCTGTATCAAACTCTCTCAAACCAGCTAAAGCAGGATGATTTGGGTCTTGTATTTTTATTTCTCTATCATTATTAGGAAGAACAATTACAGTGTCTCCATCAAAATCTGCACCAGATAGCTGGTTTGCTACATGTTTATTAATCATAATAGCATCTTTAGGGCTAGAACCTATTAAATCTTTACATTCTTTATTTGAATTATTTACAACTAATTGTGGTAACTCAAATTTTCCTCCATGAGGATATCTAACAAGAACTACTGTTTCTCCATCTTTAAAGTTAGGAGCATACACTTCATTATCCTTTAATGTTACTGATGGAATAATTACAGACGTTGCTTGTCTAGGAAGAGCAGCAGCTCTAAGACTTACAGCATCTGAGTCACACTTTTCAGCAAAAGGCTCTAACAAACGCTTCTTAACTGCAGGATTTGTAAGTTGATTAATTTTTTCAAATTGATCTTCTTTAAGTTTTATAGCTTCATCTAACTGTCTTTTAGCAAGTTGGTTAGGCTGCTTAGCTAAGAACTCTGAAGCAAGTGTCTTTCTCCAATTGGACCAGTCGCCTTCCTCATTTACTTTGTTAATAGCACCTAACTTTTTCTCTCCAGTATGAATATCAAGGTATTCATATTGTCCACCAGCAAGCAGTTTGGCATCAGCTTCTGAATTCTCTTCTGAAAGCTTAACAGATGCACCAAAAGGGTTATCTTTGTCGACAGTTCCTGTAATTTTTCCAGTATCAGGATCTTGTGATAATCCTTTCATTAACTTTAAATGCTCTAATTTGTTTTCATATTTGCCTGTTGAAGGATGTTTAGAGTTGACAATAATATCAATTCCTTCAGGAAGATCTTTAAATGCTTTAGCATTATAAACAGCCATTCCTTTAACATAATGAGTTCCATCGACAGCAATACGAACCTGTGCATAAGTTGAATTCTGAAGTGATAAATCTTGAACTCCAGGACGAAGCTCAATCAAACCATCTCTTTCAACACCACCATGATCTGCATCACGAATATAAATTCTATTAGAGCTGATAGATTCTGGTGTTCTAATACCAAGCCATGTTTTACCATTATCAATTGAACGATACTCGCCAAGTGTTTCGAGTTTGTTCTCTTCAATAACTGCTTTATAAGCTTCGCTATATGTTGTTCCTGGAGGACACAATACCTTTATTGATGTCTTTTGCCCTGGAAGCTGAACTTGTTTTGCTTGGATATACTTAAGCTCATATCCTTGATCTTGAAGTGCAGCAATAGCTGTATTTAATCTTGTTCTTGTTACATTAGCCAACAATTCCGCAGATTTACCAACATCAATATACTTCTTTTGATCAACGGTTGCTTTAAGCATTTTTGTTGTTTCATCGATTGCTTGGGCTTTTTCCATTGCATCAGGAGCTAATAATAATCTAACATATGATTCTTTAGATTTGTCACCATACATTTTTTCTGCAATTGCCACATTAGACATGTCTTTAGCTTTAAGTTTTCTTGCAGTATTAATCTCATTCTGCTTTTTTGCTTTTAATGAAACAGAGTTTCTAGCTCTAAGTTCATCTACTGACATTTCTTTAGGTATCAGCTTTCCATCTGCATCTAACTTAGGAATTCTGTCACCTTTCTTAATGCCAAGTTCAGGATTATCTTTTTCTGCAACAGTCATTTTGTAACTGTTCTTAGGAGTTAGCATTTTTGCTATCTCTTTTGGTGTATGACCTTGTTCTCTAAGCTTTGCTACTTCGTCACAAAACCAAGGCTCTCTGTCATACTCATTGTCTCCGTAATCAAAACCAACAAACCAGTTTTCATGCTTATACGGATTGTCACCAGAACCCCAAGGATAACGACCAGAATGACGCTTAGTTCCGTAATGCATCAAATAGTCTTCATTTTCACTCATCACTAAGCTCCTTTCTGAATATCAAGTAATCGTTTATCAAATAGTATTATCTTTGCCATTATTGATCTAATGACTCCGGGTTCTGGTATCTCTTCCAGAATCTCATTGTTTTGGTAAATTCTTAAAATAATCATTATGTCTTCAGGATTCTTCTTATACTCCAAGCAAAAGAAAGCAGCATAAATCTCAAGCTGCTCCATATGTGCTGGAACGACACCCGTTTTCAAATCATGAATTCTTAATGTATTATTTCTAAAAGTAATAGAGTCTGCAGTTCCAAAAGCATTATCACTAAAATATAAAACACGCTCAGGAGACAGCCTATAACCAATAGCATCATTAACATATTCATTCAATGTTAAATGTGCTTTAGTGTTTGGAAGCTTCTGTCCAAGTTCTATACACTTAGCTGCAAATGCATGTAACTCAGTTCCTCTTTCAACAGCCAAATAATTTTTATAGCTTTCGACTAATTTCTCTTCACTATAATTTATCCAGCTGTATTTGCTTGCACTTAGAAAGGCGTGCTTACCTACCTGATTCCAGTGCTCGTTGAAGATCATTTAGAACCTCCTCTTTGTTCTCTGGAAATATAAAGCGAGCGAATGACTCGTTGTTATACTTCTCAACATAATAATCTTGATTTGGTTGATGCGGCTCATCTTTAGATTTTTTACATTCAAGACAAGCCCATCGACCGCTTGTATGGAATATCCATATGTCTGGAACTCCTTGAGGCGGTGGCTCTACTTTTTTAATAGTAGAACCTGGAAACATTTCCTTCAATTCTTTTATAAGGTCGCTTTGAAATTTAGATTCTCTCATAAATATCAAGCCCCCTTAAAAAATAATAAGAAAAGTACGAAAACTGAATTTTCCACATTTTCTCCCTTCTCTCTATTATATGCTAAGTTTTTTTCGCGAGAGATTTTGCGAGGTATTTTGTTTCGTTGAAATCTTTTTTCTTAGAAAGTGCACCTCTTATTGCATTGTCAATTGGTGCTTTAGAAACTAAGTGGTAATAATATAAATCCTTGAACGGTGTATTTCTTCTGTCTATTCTTCCAGACGCTTGTTTCATTGTCTTATAAGAATAGTTCTGACTAAAGAAAACCATTGTATCAGTTTCTATACAATTCCACGCTTCACTTCCTGAAGAATACTGAACTAAGTAAATCCATCTGTTTCCTTTTGGAACTAGCTCATGTTTATGACCATTCCATTCTTGACACAGAATATCAATACTCTTAGCAAACTCTCTTAACATCTCAAGCTCATAATCAAAGTTGTAAAAAATAATAAGCTTAGATTTGTGTTCTAGAATTCTAGAGATTGCATCTAATCTTCTTGGATCTCCATTTACAACTTTTCTTTCAGCATAGCATTTCTGACTTCCATTTTCTATTGGGCATTCATCAAATACATTCCAATATTCTTTTGCTACTTTGTTGTATTTTGTTTTATCAAAATCGCAGGTAACAAAGCAATGATGTTGAACTGTATTTTTTATGTACTCCATGTCAACCAATATTTTAGAACGACACAATATCAAGCGTCCAGTATTAATATACTTTTCTATTTTTGTATAACCACTAAATCTATTCAAAACTACATGCTGTTGATAGAAATCAGTTTTATTATCATAAAAACCATTAGCAATAAATACTGGAATGTAATCTGACCATGTGTCACCTGGTGTAGCACTTAATAAAATCCAATCATTATTATTTGCAATTTTAATAAATGTTTTTGACCAAGCACCATAACCAACAACTCGTTGTTCATCAAATATAAAGAATGCATTTTTAACATCTACATACTTTTTAATATTATTCCATGAATCGACAACAGTTTCTCCAACTAATAAAAACCAGGCTAACTCTTTGTCCCATTCATGTGTGTCTCTTTTACGAGCAGTTGTTATAATATACAATTTCTTAGATATCAATCGATCTTTCCATGGATTAGTTTGCCCTTTGCACACTTTTTCATGAAAGTATGCTAAAGCAGTAATAGATTTGCCTGAACCGGTGTCTCCACACAAGATGGCACCGGTCTTCAGCATATCTACTGCCTTTTCTTGATAACTCTCAAGTACAGGCATCAATTTTTAAATATCAAAGGGCATGCTATTAGGGTCCTGCACTTCCATCTTAGCAAATCTCTCATTATACTCACGCTCAAGCTCATTCTCTTCAATTGTTACATAAAGATTTCTGAGATAAGCAGAGTATCTTGTTTCACCAGTATCTCTATCCTCATATGCATATGCTGAGAATATCAAGTCTGCATTTGAGATTCTTGCACCATCAAGAACCTTAACGTTGTTCTTATCAAGTGCTCTCATACCTGTTGAATCAATCTTGTAAATCTTAGGCGGATACGGATTATCTGTTCCATCCTTAAGTGTGAAACCAACCTTAATCTTAATGTAAGGAACAGAATCAAAATCGTCTCTTGCTTTTGTGTGCTTAATTGAGAATCCCTTAGACTGAAGTTCTCCAGCGAGCTCGTCATCAATTATCAAGCAGAAGTTTCTATCTCCTGCATTGTTGTACTTTCCAGCAGCACCTTCAAAGTTTCTAAAGATCATCTGCTGTCCTGCTGCGCCCTTGATTGTAACATCATCAATTCTTTCTCTTCTTGCCATTTTGTTTTTCCTCCAATTTTTATTTTTATGGCTTTTATTAATTAAGAGTGGCCGTTAAGAAACGAACCACTCAAAATCACCGTATTTTGAAATTTCATCTTTTGCATCATTTGCTAATTTATTATAGAATGAAATATCAATAATATTTTTTAGCTCAGAATCTTTAATTACTTCTGCTTCCATCCATCTGTAGCCCTTAGCTCCAACAGCAGATGTATACTTGTCACCTTCAACATGACGAAGTAACAATCCACCATTAGCTCCTTCAACTACTGGAATGAATGAACCAGTCTTTCCAATGAACTTGTAGTCATGCAAATCTTCTCCAAGGTCTTCATTGAAATCCAAATATAAAGCGGTCTGAACTTGTTTAACCTGAGCATAATCCTTAGGCTCTAATGGTTCCTTACTAAACAATGTCTTGTATACATAAGGTTCTGCAAACTGTTTGCCAGTTGCTTCCCAACTACCATCTTTAAGTTTAGCAATATAAACTGCATCGTTTACAAGACACATCTTCTCATATTCATGTTCAATCTCAAAAGTATATCCATATGCTTTGCCCATATCCATTACAAACTGAATAATTTCAGGTGTAGCATTAGGAATTTTAATTGAATCTGTCTTAATATGAGCAACTGTAAATCCTTTCTCTTGAACCGCAAACTTCAAATCTGTCATGAACAAAGCTCCACGCTTTGCAACAATATTATCAATATTACGAGGATCTCTGAACGGATTATCGAATGATGCACTTGTTAGACCATATACTGAATTAATTGCAATCTTTAAGGCTTGAGATAATGCTTTGGCTTGTTCTTTGTTTGTTAACCACTTATTAAGTTTTCCATCAAATAATTTTCTAGCCTCATCATATTCTCCATGCTTAATATAAATTCTAGCTTGAACTAATGCCATGAAGTTTTCAGTATACTTACCAAATAACCATTCTGCTAATATTGAATGTGGATGCATTGATGCAACATCAAGAACTACTACATTTTCGTACATTCCTGGTTCTGCATATACTCTTCCACCTTCTCCAATCTCTTCACCACGATATGTAGACTTACCGTGATCAAATACATAGCCTGGGAAGTATGGCTTCTTAAACTTGCAATCTTTTCCTTTAAGAAAATCCTTGTAACAGAAATATCCAGAACCGCCATCACTACTCAAATCTCTATAACAAAACTGGCTTTGTGGATTTTTCTCATTGCCAAAAATAATTTTTGTTGTTAAACTATTTGTTGTATCATTTACTGTTGCCATTCATACTCCTTAACTTGCAATATCAGCAAGTATTTCTCTAGCTACAAAGTCACCTTGTGTAGCATCCCAAACTGCTTCTGTTGCATCAACGTCATCTTCACAATAATCGGCAACCGTTTCCCATAATTCCTCAGGAACCGGCTTATCCCATGGCAAACCTAACTCATGGTGATGAATACCTAATTCAATTTCCCATTTCTTAAGAGATTGCTTCTTTGCACAGTAGTCATAAATATCAGTATAACTAAGATTATATGCCTCACCAAAGAAAGCACTATTCTTACTTCCTTTTGGTGCATTAACAATCTGCTGAGAAAGTTTGAATAATTCATCATTAGTATATCCAAGCAATGCTGCATATATAACATGGTTATCATAACGTCTACAGTTAAATCCAACCAAGTTATACTGCAACATATTCTGAATATCAATAGGCTTAGGATTAATTAATCTTACTTTCTTTTTGCCCTTTTCTTTATAGACTACTACAAACAAATTAGGGAACACTTCCACATCATAGAATATCAATGGAGCGTCAAGATGTTGATACTCCTTATTCTCTGACTTAAACTTCATCTCATCTACTTTCTTACAACAATTAGCAGACTGATTAGTGCTATTGATTGCAAAATTGTAAATATCATAATACATATCAGAAACGTCATACTCCATTCCGGATTCATAACATTCCTTCAAAATATCATGTATGAAATTAATATTTTGTGTAGTGCTACCAAATTCTTTCTTAAGACATCTTAGTATTAATTTTCTAAGACTCATCTCTGTTTTGATAGCTTTATCAGTCATCATACTCTTCTTCTCCTCTTTTAGAGGAAGACCAGAGTTAATTGTTCTAATAGGAACATCATTACAATATGACAACCTTCTTCTCATTGATGAGTTTCCTGTACATGTTTTAATTTCAATTCCTTCAGAATATAAAGCACTGAGTTTTGATACATCTCCAGAATATCTATACACAAGATGGACACCTTCGCCACCTTTAGAGAACTCTCCATACGTACTCGGCCACTTAGAAGCAGCTTCTAAATTCTTTTCTTTACTTTTCTTACCGTTCTCATCTTTAAGGTCAAAATCAATAAAGATAATATCCTCAGGAAGTTTAACATAATGAACCTTTGTTGTATCTATATTTTTCAACTTTGATACAACATTATCCCATTTGAACTTAGGAACTTCCTTTTGTGTATCTCTATCAACTGCATATTGTGCTAGACAATCTTTAAACTCTTTATCAAACAGAGATTCTGTCTTGTCAAATATCAATGTCTTACTTTTTTCTTCCTCTATGTGTTCTGCAACTTTAGTAGCTATTTGAAACTTAGATACTTTAAAACCTAAATAACAACTTCTGTAACGTTCATCTCCAATTCTATACTGTTCCCTATACTCTTCAAAATAGTTCTTCAATTCATCTCTAAACTTAAACTTAGGCATTCTACTTTTCAATGCAGACTCATCACAAAATTGAACATACATCTCATATGCCTGTTTAAGTGTTGTTACTTTTTGAGAACTAAACGTGTTGAAACTATCTTCAACAAAGTTAAAGAAATAGTCAGTACGAAACATCATGTCAATAGGAACATATGTATCATAATAATATTTGCCTAATGTTTTATAAACATCAAGACAATGATATGCTATTGCTCCTATTTCGAATTGTATACCATCCATTAAATCATGGTACTTCTTAGCCGGAACTTTGTTTCCAGTTGGACGAATATCAATTAATCTTCTTGAGATACCACTTAATGCATCGGTAATCATTACTGGCTTATTAGTTGCCATAAATAAGAAACTATTGCTTCTTATTGTATATTTAGATTTAAACTTCTCATTAACAGTTATGGTTTCATGAGATATGATTGAGTTTAACTTTGTATTATCCTCAATCCTACTCAAATCACCATCTGTCTGAATTGCTACTAATGGACCTCTAGCAAATTGTTCTGTACTAAATAAGTCACTTTTACTTGCTAAGGCACCAATATCCATATAAGAAGTATATCCTTTAAACAGACTATCTATGATTTGAAGTATTGTTCCTTTACCACAACCAGGCGGACCAAAGAATACTTCAAATTTCTGAATATCAATACTGTCTCCAGCAATAATACTTCCAATAGCCCATTCAAATTTTTGTCTTTCCTCATCTTCATAAAGAATTGATACAAGCTCTAAATAATTACTAATATCACCCTCTTTTAGAGAATAGTTAAGACGAAAACTAGAATAATCTTCTTTTGTTGTAACAGTATCTGCAAATATCATTTTCTGATTTAAAGATACTGTTGAATCCGGCATCTTATTGAGATAGTTCATAAACTCTGTCCACTTAAGTGATTCAAAGTCTCCTAAAGTTTTTACAGATACAGGATTCTCTATTTTTATTTCATCTCTCTTTTTGTATATCTCTTTGTCTATAATTCTTTGGACATCCAAAATATCAGTAGACCAGGCTCCAGCTTCTTCGTTCCATATGGCATAAAACTTACCGCCTCGTACCAACAAATCCTTAGAAGCCATTATTCTAAATGCAGGATATACTTCAAGAGTACCATTTTTTAGTGTTTTTACTTTTATAGTGCAAAAATCCACATTAAAATGCTCCTTTCAAGTATTTTTACAGTTTTGTCCCGTTGTCCCGTTTTCACAGTGCATTTTCATTTCTCTATAGAAAAATCATTTTTCAAATAATAAATAAAAATAAAAACGTGACAAACGGGACAAAATTCCCAAAAATGCGTCAACCACAAGGGTTTTAGGCCCTTTTTTACCCCTTTGAAAAACGGGACAAAAACGGGACAAAAACGGGACAAAAACGGGACAAAACACATTTTTTCTAATAATTTTCTTTAAACCACTCCTGCATTTGGTACCACATTTCCACATTTCTTTGATCAACTCCGGTATTATTTATAGGAAAAATGGTACCTCTTCCACTAGGTCCATACTGTCTAGACATCCAAATATCAATAATTTGAGCCTCATCATCAATAGTCCAAGACAATCCTAACTCATCATCAGTGAAGTTAGTCATGCCTAAATTATCAATCATGATAAAGAACCACTTGCTGGCACGAAGATTTCCATCGTACATGACATCATCGTCTATACGCATCGCGAATGCCACCAAAACCTCTAAAACGCTAACCTCTTCCTCAAATATCTGAGGCTGGTCAGGTGCTGTAAAGTTCTCAGAATACATTGCACGCAAGTCAAATCCATCATTCAAACGGTTATCATCGTGTCCAACAACTGGGTCTGTTAACTTAAAATCGGTTGAAAATAAATAGGACAACATAGAGTTATACCTACAAGAGATAGGTTCCTTAAAACCTAATATTCCAAGTAGCCACCCGAAATATCTTTCGTTCAAGGAAAGCTCATAATAGTCCTCCATACAAACTTTTACTCCTCATCGTCGTCTTCATGTAAAGCAGAAGAATATGAACGAGGCGACCTTACTATCTCATAATCAATATGAAGCTTATTGTTCCTTACAAATATCCTACCTAAAGACCTGTCCTCAATAAACTTCTTCATATTGTCCTTACCGATTGCAATCTCAATTTCAGAGTTAGACATACTAGTGAATTCGTCCATACGAACTCTTTCGGCAAACACATTATCCTTAAAGAATATCAATGTCACTTTGTCCCATAAACCTTCACCAGTCTCATCCTGAAGCTCATTGTTATACTGATCATCTGTAATCGGATAAGGAGGTGTTGAAGGGTCTAACTTTGAAATATCAAGCGGTATCTCAGGCTCCTGTTCCTGATCATACTCTTCCTGAGTTAAAATCTCCTCGTCCTCATCTTCTTCATCCCAAATATTATGCTTCTCTACAGGGATTTCGAACGGTAGGTCACTGTCATCGTCGTCAGGTGCACCCTCAGGTTCCTTGACCTCCTCTTCTGAAGAATATCCATTGCCTTCAACGATGTCCTTTACTAAAGCCACACCGTCAATAGCATGAATATTGCGTCCTGTCGTCTTGATCATTTCGCTTTTCTTATTCTCGTTATCCATAACCTTCTGCTTTTGATTACCTCTAATTTCGTCGAGTGCCTGCTGTACTCCATCAGAAATCGCCTTATCAATCTTTGCCTTGTCAATAAAGTGGCATACACAATATCCTCCTGCTGCTCCTGCTGCAAATCCACAAAGTCCAGCAATAATAGCAATCTTATTCATAATATCACCCCTTTGCTAATAATTCACATGTCTCTTTTGTCAACAATCTGCAATTAAAGTGAAGTGTTACGTCGTTAATGTCACCATTTCTGAAGAGTCTGTGCTGAGTATCATTATACTCATAAATACCAAAGAGAATCTGATTATCATTATACATACCATCTTCTGCATAACCATCGAGAGTCCAGCCGTACGTACGACATGCTGCCTTCTCTGCATAAATCTCACTAAGGTCAAGACCAAGATATGTATACACCTCATCCAACAGAACTACACCATTCTCTTTCAACTGCCTGTTAAATATAGAAGCCGCTGTATCAAGCAATCTTATGTTGTAGAATGGTGCATCTGAATAGCATGTCCACTTAACAGTGTCTTTATTGAAGTGATAGTGGAAGATTCCGTCCTTACTATCTGTCGTAATTCCAGGAACCTCCGATAATGCCTTCGGTTCTCTCTCCTTATACTTACCCTTAGCTATCAGTTCCTGCTTCTTCTTTAATGCACCATTTGTTGCATAATAGAGGTCCTTCTCCTCACCCTGGTCCTCAATTACATTATCTCTATACTTCTCAAATGCCTGAGACACACCTGCGAATGCTGTCTCTGCAATTATCAATCTCTTATTAATAATCTTAAATGAACCAAGAGCACAAGTTCCTGACAAAAGTGTCAAACCAACACAAGGAGCCCATGTCTTAGCAATATCAATCCAATAACGTCCATACTCCTTTGTAATTGCTCTCTTATATTCAGGAGTTGTTGTATCAGCCTCTGTTCCAGGAAGAATTTTTCCTTCATCATTTACCTTAGCACTATGGAGAATATCAAGGACTTCCTTATGCTTCTCATTAATCTTCTCCATCTTAGTCATTGCAATACAACCTGTAACAGTTGCTCCAATTCCAGCTGCAATACTGGTTCCTAACAGAATCTCAGGACTGTGCTGAATAGTCCAATCTTTTGCTACACAAAGTGCAGTCTTTACGCTTGCAAATATCATTCATTTTCTCCCTTCAAGATTTTATTTTTGCTTGCAAACCATTCTTTTACCATATTTCTCTGCAATCTGAGGGCACTATCGGCGATTTTATCGTACTCTTCATAGCAATCCTCACATAAATCCATATATCCATCAGGATTATACAGAGATTTATCGTACCTACAAACTTCATGGAATCCTTCAGGCTTTCTGCCTTCTTCCATCTTTCCGCAAATATCACACTTAACTATCTTCATATCAGTGCTCCAATACTATAGGGTCTGGCAAATCCAGCAAATATCCACCACGAACCTGCCTTACATATGCATTCGTGAGGTCTGACCATCCGAACTTTGCATCCTGCGATGTCATAGGTATTGCTATTCCAGTCTGTTCGCGTACTAATTCATACAATTTTACTATCTGAATATCATCATAAGTATTAATGTAATCACGCATATTAAACAGAATGTTTTCAGCATCCCCCCTGATCTGAAAAACCAGGTTATTATACCGTGGGCTATCTTCAGGTCTAAATATATCAACCCTATCACGATTAGAAGAACGAGAGCTAAGGCTGCTAGAATAACTAGAGTAATCACGTACTATACCTCCTCCAGATCTTAATCCGCCTTTTCCAGATGCTCGTGTATCTCCCCAAAGAAACATTGACAAAGCATCTCTTCCGGCGCTAAATATCATTTCTTTCAAAGCTGGAACAATAACATCCATAAGAATGGTCTGTCCAACTGTTTTTACATCACCATTATTCAAAAATGTTTCTGTAAATCTCTGTCCAGGTGTTTTTCGCTTTAAGGTAACTCCACCTTGGATTGTACCTCCGAGTTTAGGCCTATCTTCCTCAACAGGCTTCTGCGCGAGTGAGGATTTGGCTGCGTAAGAGTTGTTGTAAGCCAGGCTTCTCTCGGAATTAGTATCCATTGGTACTTCAGCCATTTACTGTGCCTCCCATTATCTTATTATAGAGTTCGTCAACCGCGTTTTCTACTTTCACTTCATGCTCAGCCATTACTTTAGCGACCTCTGAGTTGGTCTGAATGGCTTTGATGTTCTCTTCCACAAGCATTTCATACTTAACCGTCTCAGAAGGATAGAGAAGACCGTGAACCATCTTGTAGATTGCGTAGTCACAAGCTAAGTCGACACCGGCAGCACCAATAGTAGTGATGATTTTTTCAGGAATGTTCTTAGGTTCCACTGCCTTTTCGATTGTCTTGTTTACTACATAATTAACGCCGACTGACAATGCAGAAGTTACACCCATTTCAACTGCTTTTAATGTCTTTTCTGTCATTTATTCATGCTCCTTTCAAGTTGTGTCAGGTTAAAAAAATATAGGCCAACTTATTCAGTTGACCCATATTGGTTTGCACGTCCTTAATCAAAGGGCGTTGTATCTACTACTTCTTCGTCTGTCTCGTCCGTAGAAGCTTCGTCAATTGCATCAGCCTTCTTAGCTGAGAAGTGATCTACTACCTTCTCGACCAAAACGACAACTCCAGCTCCGGCTGCACCTCCGAGAAGAGTAGCACCCCACATCTTTCCTGGTTCTCTATCGTAAGCATTTACGAATTTTCCAACCAACTTAAACGGGCCGCGCCACTGCTCTCTCTTGGCACACCTAGCTTCCAAAGCCGCCTTCTTCTGTGTCTTAATATCTTCAACCTTCTTCTCAGCTACCTCAACAGCTTCAACTGCAGATTTAGCCTCTATTTCTTCCTTAACTGCCTTCTTTTCTGTAGCCATACTCGCTACCTCCTTTAAAATTAATTGATGCATGCGCACCATTATAATGCATTATTTTTTTGCGAATCAATTATCTGTAGTGAACACTCGGACACTTTGTGAATGTCACATATACCATGATTACACCTTCGCCATTAGGACCTTGCTCTAAATGACAGTCTGTTGAGTAGGATATCAATCCATCTCTCATTCCGTCCCAACCAATATCCCAACCTATTTCAGCATTTGGAATATCAGTATTAGGAATTGACTCATGGAATGCATTAAGTGATACAAATCCCTGCTCATTTATCACAGAATTTGCCCAATTGATGCCTGTATCGAGGTCTACAAGACGACAATCATACTCAATACCTGTATCTGTCTCGACAATATGCAAAATATCACCAAGATGGTCCTTAAAATACTTGCTAGGCTCTTTTTCCTGAGGTCTTTTTTCAATAATTTTCTGAATTTTCTTCTGTTCCTCAGGATCTTGAGGCAAATACTTTAAAGTTTCCTGCCTATAATCGTCAAATACAGCTCTTGTTGTGTCTAACTGCTCCTTTGCAATTATCAATGCTGCTGAAAGAGCTGCTGCACGCTTAGCAGATATAATATTTGAAGCTACAATTGACGTTCCAGTACCTGCAGCAACAATTGCAGTCCAAATATATTCAGGCCAAACGAGCTTAACTTTGTCCTTAGTTGTAAGTTCCTCATTTTCATGCTCTCTGAGAATATCAAGAGCATTCTTAGTAGCTACAGAAGCGCAGACAGCCGTACCTGCAACTCCTGCAACACCAAGAATACCGAATATCAAGTTAGCATGCTTGTTGAAAAATGTCTTTACAACTCCAAAAAAGCCATTATTAGGTATCAGCATCATTTACCTCCTTAGGGTCTGTCGGAAATACATCCAGTACATCCTGAATAAGTCCAACAAACTTAGGATAGGTATCCTGAGCTACCAAATATCCTACGCCAACTGAACCAACGCAAATGACAGTGCCGAACAACTTAAGCTGACCTCTTGTAAGACCTTCCTTAAATACAGCATTTGCCAAAGCGATTGATCCCCATCCTGCTGCCCAGCCTAACATCGTTGAAGTGCCTACAGTCAACGCAGTCGAGCCGATAGCTGTGATAAGGTCTTTTGTTTCCTGTTTCATGTGTTGCTCCTTTCAAAAATTAATAAGAGAACAATATCATCCTCTCTATTATAAGCTATGTTTTGTTTGCGAAATCTTTCTTAAAAAGCAGAAAACAATGCTCACAAAGTTCAAAATGTCCACCGCCACAAAAAACACAGTTATCCTTCATTTTATCTATTTTAAAATTAAACCAAGGAGTATCATCTTGTATTTCTTTTCCACAACGGTCACATATTCTTTTTAACATATTCTCACCTCACTCAATTGTAAGAGTATTTTCAGGACTAATTTCAGGAAGCTTAATATCAGTCCAATACTTTACACCATGGAGAAGATAGAAGATATGTCCATCCTTAGGATTACAGTTATTCACATGATAGAATCCAGACTTCTTAATCTTGAACTTATGAGGAGTATTGTCGATCTCATAAATAGTTACTACGCTTCCCTCAGTATACCAATTAACAACCGCAAGTCTCCATTCAGAAACATCATCGTGCCCGGCGTCCAAACACGCCAGGTACTCATGATTTTCCTTAAGTTCCTTCATCTTTTCAACATCAGCAATATCATTCCAAATAAATGTGTTCATAATTACACCTCGCTTGTTCTAATTGCATATGTACCAGGTACAGGTCTTCCCTTATACACACCAGGTCTCTGCTTATGAATATCAACGACAACGCCATCAATAACCATAGTAAGGTCATTCATCTTGTTTTCTTCCATATTAGAAAGAACAGACTTAAGAAGAACAAACATGTCTTCCTTATTAGCAGACATGCCCCTAATGCGAGCCGTAGCACTTTCAAGATCATCCTTAAGCAGACTTACATCGTCCTTAAGACGGCTGTTGTAAGACTCAAGATCAAGCTTCTCCTTAAGAAGAACATCATACTTGTCGGTCATTTCCTCAAGATGCTTGAAAATATCATCGTACTTCTCCTTGAGCCTGTCTGCTGATTCCTTAAGAATGTTGTACTTATTAAGAAGCGTATTATACTCGTTAGGATAAGGACGAACTACATTTTCCTTCTCATTCGGAATATCATCAGGACTAGGACCCTTCTTCATAAGGGATTTAAGAACTTCTGCATAGTGCTCAGCTGCCTCAGATACATTGTAATTTAAATCAGTATACCCAAGAGGAGCAGCCACTACTTCAGCAATATCTGTGACCGACTCAATAGGTGTAGGAAGCTTGGTCCAGTTGTTCTCATCATACTGCCAACCATACTCCTTGACCTTATTGAAGATCTCGTTAAGACTACGCCTTCCGAGGTTCCTGATATGAACAAGCTCCTTAGGTGTCATCTTGAGAATATCACCAAGGGTCTCATTCTTACTCCTGTACAAACAGTTGTAAGTCCTACTAGAGAAATCCATATCTCTAATATTTGCATCCAAAACATTCTCAGCATGATTTGTTACATCGGTTGAAATATCCACAGCAGAATCCCCCTCATTCTTATAGTGCCAATACTTACCATTCATAACGAACGGGTTTTCATCCTTACTGTACTCAAACACCTTCTTTGCTCTTTCAATGGTTGTCAAAGTAGGAAGAAATCTCTGAGTCTTTGTGTCCTTAACACAATCGAGATATGTCCAAAACATTGCCAAATATCTGCAACCATCATAAAGTCTAAACTTATTGTCAATATGAACGCGCTTATTATAATCACATTCAGCATTCTTGATGGCCTGATTTACGCGATACTTGAACTTCTTAAGACTGCTTTCAGGAATATCAACAAACTTCTTATAAGAAGTAGAGCCACCATCGATGGCATAATCCTTAGCAATGTCATACCAAATATCATACGTAAGTGCGATGCAATGCCACTTAACAATGTCACGATATTCGTTCGAGTTCTTATTAGTTCTCTTGCCCATCAAACCGTTCTTGTAAAACAGCTTAGCCGTATTGGTATCACCATTTTCCTTGATCTCTGCCGTTCTGTGCTTCATAAATTCAACATACATGTCATGCTCTTTGACTAAATTGTTTGTTACAAAACTTCTTACTGCCATACTAATGACTCCTTTCAAAATATCAATTCTTTGCAATCACATCAAAAGGATCTTCATCGAGAGCCTTCTGAATTACATCAGCCTCAACATGAAGAACTTCTCCAATATCAGCTGCTGTCTTTCCGTCCATTTCCATTCGACCCATTACGCGTCCTTTCTGCATCGCGATGTGCATCATATAACCCAAAAGCATCTGCTGCTGTTCATCAAGAGTGCCCATAATTTCCTGGACACTCCATTGTTTAGCATTACTTTTTTCTTCCATCTGTATTCTCCTTCCTTCTTACACCATAACTAAATATCATACCATCAGTCCTCCCTAACCTCATATTCCTTAATCTTAATGCTGTAAGTCTCACCAATACGGTCAACAATTTCAACGTCCTTATTGACATCATACTCTACCGTAGCAAAATAGCAGCACCAAAATCCACCAAAGAGCTCTTTCTTTGTGAATGACTTTCTACCAAACCACAGATTTTCTGTCTTGGCGTCCTTAGTGCTATCGGTAATATACTCATTAGCATATTTGACTGCTAAATCAGCATCCGTACAAACATGAACAACATCTGTGAAAGTTGAATCCTTATCGTAGTGTTCAACAAATACTAAATAAACTTTCTGCATAATTATTCCTCCTTTCCTTCTATTTGCATGTCTAGTGTATCAATAGCTGTAACAGCAATATCGACGGCTTCTGTTAATTTTGTTATCAAGATGGAATTATCAATATCGCCATTACTGCAAGCAATTGTTATAAGTCCTAGCGTTGTTCTTAACATCATTTTAGCTTCTTCGTTTGACATAATTATCAATCCTTTCTTTCAATTTCAATAGGAATCTTAATAATCCATTGTATGCCCATTTTATCTGTTACACATCCTTCGCAACCGTGTAAGGTTCTTAAAACACATTCGTGTGGGCATCCCATTCTACCAGCTAATTCACATATTAGTAACTCTTTTTCAGATTGTGTACACGTAATTTCCACAAATATCAATCCTTTCTTTGTTCAAAACAGCTACAAAAGTCTTCTGGTGCCATTGTAAGTGCTACACCTACATACGGGTCATCAGAATCCATTAATGGATGATCACATTCATAATATGTTAAATCAGTTAATGACACTTTTGTGTAATACTTACAATTCGCACAACACGGAATCTCAATTGAAGTATCTCCTGACTTAATCTTTAGACATATATGTGCAAATTCTTCGTGAGTCATTAAATACCTCCATTCGATAAATTTCTATAAATCCTATCAAACGCATCAGTAAGATTCGAGATTGTTTCTGATACTACATTGTCTGTATCATGAGTATTAGAGTCCTCAATTATATAATCTGTTTCAGTTTTAATAGCATCTAGTATATCACCCAAACGCTCTATCATTTTCTTTTTTACATCATCCATTTTCAAACCACCTCTTAAATGATTCACGACAATCAGGACAAAGGTCTATACGATCATTATTACCATAACCATCATAACGAATAGCTACCTTCTCTGTCTGCTTATCAATAATCCTCTGTTCACTCATGTCCTCTTTACCAGCAATAAATGCATGCTGGAATCTAACCTTCATTGAAATATCATCACAAGGATAAGCCATCTCATAAAGCTTACCACATCTGTCACACTTCTTTGCTTCCATTTTCTTTGTCTCCTTTTCATTATTTAATTTTACTACTGCATATGGTTGAATATAGTCACCTGAAAGGACTATTTTACCCATCATTTCATCTTGTGTTTTTCTTATCTGTTCTGCAATATAATCATTTACCACAGTTGATGTCGATATATTAAAAACAGGATTAGTTAAGTCTTTAACACTAATTGTTGGGTATTTAATTTCTAATCTTTCTTTATTCCAACCCAATGGTGGTAAAATACTATCATTAAGCATCTGTTCCGCCTCCATCATTAGGAACAATCTCGAGATCACCCAACGGTTCAACGATAGATGCCAAATTAGCCTCGGCTTCTTCAGACAACTCAGCAGAGAAAGTAATTTCGCAACTCATCGGTTCTATTTTAGCCAATGGTGTCAATTCTCCAGTCTCTTTATTATAACAGAAGAAATTGTCATTGTTGCTTTCGTTTCCTGTTGGCATACTCACTCCTCCTTAGGCTCTTCAATTACCCAATCTTTCTTTGTTGTCTTGAACTTCTTGTTAGCCTGCCAGTATCCTACTGAGGATATCAATTTGTTCTCAGCATCCTGAAAATTCCTAGCTCTCAGCCAAATAGCTACACCAGCCTTTTCACAACTTGCTCTAAATGAGCGGTCTTTTTCACTGTTCATTGGGTACCTCCGTATCTGGTCCTTTGCTTGTATCTACAAGAGGCTTAAATTGAGTATAGTCTGTTTCAGTTCTTAACTTCAATATCTTAAGCTTCTCATAAATATCATTGATTTCAAACCGATTTGCATCGCGGTTTTGTTCAAGATGATCAAGCTCTTCTTTTAACACATTTTGCGTTTTTGTAAGAGTATTCATCCTACGCCTTTGATTTTCAAGCTCTTCTCCATATTGATTCATGAACAACTTGCATGCTTCTTTAAGTTTCTTAATCTTTTTCTTTAACTTCTTTTTCTTCATCTGGCTCACACCTCTGCAAATTTAAAATAGTATTTAATCTGTCAATCTCTAAATCCTTAGCATCAAGCTCTAATTCCAACCTCTTGCATATATTCAAAAGATCATCATAAGCGGCTGTATGTTTGTCAATAGACGATGAATATTTTTCGAGAAGCTCTACATAATCTTCCTGAGAAACAGCCAACTTTTCATAAAGTATGTTATTCCCATTTACCCATTCATCTCGATCTAATTCATGCCGCTTATGTGTTACTATACAGTATGCTAATAAAGATATCAGCAATAAACTAAGTGATACAATTGTGATAATTAGTTCTGTCATTTTTTACCTCTCTTGACGAAGTTCTATATGTTTTCCACATTTGTCACATTTATAAATGTGTGATGTACTGTACTGATGACCTACTGCTTGCTCATATTCCCAATGACCGCCACACTCGCAATGGCCGTTATTCCACTTCTTTTCATCTTGGTCTATTGAGCATTTAGCTGCACCAAGGACAATAGCAACAATGAAAACAAAACCAATAATAACTTCAATAATATCAATTGCTATGTCTTTCATTCTGCACCGCCTTTCATCAATAAAAAGTATGCAAGAGATCCTGCTATTATGGCAATTGTGTGAATTGTTATCCACCAACCCCAACTCGTGCCAGCTTCAAACAAAAACCACAAATACAAACCACTACGAACATCATCCCAGATATAACCAAACCATTTCATTCCGTACCGCCTTTCTCCTTAATCAAATATTCTAAAACCTGATAATCAAGGCACCCGTCTTTGCAGCCGCCACAATCTTTACACATATCTTTAAGCATTGCTTGTAAAACACTGATGATTGTTTCGTTATTTATTGTGTACTCTTTTTGTTTAAAAAACTCACAATTGCCATATCTGTCACAGCAAGTTAGACTCGCAATATCATAATTTGTCTTTCCGTCCATCTTGAAATGATGTCCACAATCGCCATCTCTAAACTTGCAATCTTTGCATTCAGTGTGTTTCATTCTCTTTACCTTTCTTATCTATCCAAAACGAACAAAAGTCGTTTTTACTAATACTAAAATCATTGTTTTTCCAGAATAAGCAATTTATAACATCTCCAACAATAGTGCCTTTATTATGATAGCAATTTTCGCACTTGACATAATTAATAGGGACATTATTAACTTTTGCTATTACATCTCTATCAACACTCATTATGCATCACCTTTCTCATAATACTTACAATAGTACTTGTCACTAACAGGAAACGTACAACCTGCCCTTTCCAGTTCACCACAATCGCACTTCTTATCTTCTGGATCTCGGTGTCTGCAAGTTTTACACTCTCCTTTTGGTCGTAAATCCATAAGTGGATAGCCTTCGGAGGTTTCACTACACCATATAATTGTCTGGGCATTGTCAATAGCATCTAACGGCACCAACATAATAGGCTCAAGTTCTACTCCATTAGCGTGGTACGCTTCAAGAGCGTATTTTCTCACTTCATCAGCATCAATTAGTCTCATTTTTCATACCTCTTCTTTGCTGTTTCATAACCAATAACTGCTATATCCATCGCACTAATAGTCTGGGCATTGTCGATATATGTTAAAATACACTCAACTTGTCCTCTTGAACCATTATCAGCACGATATTTAGCCCATTCTTTGCTAAAACAGACCTCGTTAATAAAATCTTTCAAAGCATCGGCATCAATTAGTCTCATTTTTATCCTCCTACACCTGTTATCTTAGGATCTTCCACTATAATTCCTCCAACTACAGCAAAATCGACACTACCTTCGAAAGAAACAACACTCTCTGCCATCATTGTAGGCTCATTATTCATATAAAGAGCTGAATACCCACGATGCATCTGAACGTCAATATTATCAAACACTGCTTTAAAGTGCACTATTTTGCCATTAAGCATCATTCTGATGTATGTCGGAGTTCGCTTATCAAGATCAACACCAAGGAAGTCATAAACCTTGCTACCACAGAATCGACACTTACCATCGTCCTGCAGAGTTCCGCCACAATTGTCCTAATTGTGAAGTCTTTCTGGAATATCAATTTTCATTTTCATCCTCCCAATGATTCTTAGGCGAATCGGTCCTAGGATCACAATCCATACAAGGCTCCTCTGTTATGAGTTTACTGCAATGTTTACAGTTATAGCAACCGTTTTGAAAATCATCGTTCTCCATTATTCTGCATAGCCTCCCAATGGATAATCATTTTCGTATTCATCCTCGAAATACCCTGGATTTAAAGGAAATTCTTTATTTTTCTCAATTTCAATGATTTCACGAGTGTAACCTTCTGGATCGATCGCATTATCCTTTATTTTTTCAGCATCTTCTTTATTGTCAAAAACACCAATCAAATAAGGATAACTACCATAATCTTCATGATACCCTTCTTCAATTACAACATATACTTTAGCCATATCACTTCTCCTAAACTTTACCATTCCACTTAAGTTTTTAAGTTTTTCAAGTATATCCTTATATGCAACTTCTTTTCCAAATTCAATATCGGTTTTTAGTCCCATACTTGAATAAAAATCAACTTGCTTTTGAACATACTCCTCTAAAGGTTTTACAACATCACTAATACTATTCATTTTATATCACTTCTTACCTTTCTTCTGCTTCTTTTCATATCTACCTACATACTTCTTGAAAATATCATAGTAATCATACTTGTTACCTAATACTCTCTTAGAAATAGCCATTGCTAGACCCTTTTCCGGATCAAAAGGCTCGTTCTCAGCCTTTACAACTGTCTTTGTTCCATCTGACCAGATAATAATTGTAGCAGGGTCATTGAAAATGACGTCTTCAATGGAATCTGGATTAATAATATCAAGCATATTCATACCGAGAACCTCTCTATAATACTGAAACATATGAAATGCTGTTTTACCACAACCACGTGTACTACAAAGCACAGCTTCTGTTTTACAATCTTTAAGAACTCCTCCTCTTTCTTTACATTTAACAATCTCTCTAACAAAATCAACAACGTGTCTAGGTGATACAAACTTATATCCGTCAGCCTCTGTTATACCAGCTATTCTTGCATCTTTAATATCTTTT